TTTTAATGGTGAACGAAGAACTTTATTTTTAATTACACCAATTTCTTTTGATTTTTTTAAACTAGAATTTTCTAATTCAATAGTCCATGGATAAGGATATTTTTTATGTGCATTATCTTTAGCAGTTCTTAAATTTGTACCAACAATTTTAAAATGTTTTTTTTCTGATACTTCAAACATACCAGTTTTTGGATTTGTTTTATATTTAAAAGCATTAAAAAAATATTCTATTTTTGGTGCTGCTCCAATTTTCTTTTTAGCTGTTTTTTTAACTACATTCTTTTTAACTGTAACTACTTTTTTAGCAACTGTCTTTTTTCCGCTTACATGTGCAAATGCTTGTTTAAGACTGCAACCAGTCTTTTTCTTGTATTCTATTGCTTTCTTAAAATTTTCTCTAGCTTTTTTTTGTGCTGCGCTGATCATTATCTTTTCATTTTAGTAATGGCAAAAATTGCTGCTCCAACTAATGCTATTGTTACAAACATATTCATTCCAGCGGTCTTTGATGCTGAAACCGGTACACTTCCTCCAGCCGGTATTGATGGGTTTGCGTAATAACTTGCTTTTATTGCTTGTGCTTCCTGTGGAAAACCTCCCCTACTCAATTTGTCTGCAATATCGTCTATTGTAATAGTACGTTTAAACCATGTTGAATAACCTACTAAATTATTCAATCCTTTAGATTTAATGTAACTAACTATGTTTAAAGCTTCATTTTGTACACTATCACCATCTAATATTACCCATTGTAATACATTGGTACCAGTAGGAGCTCCAATTTGTTGGTCTAATGCATCCCAACCTACCCAATCATTTGGGTTTGGTTTGTTTGCAAATAAGTCTGTTAAAGTTTTTATAGCTTGTAAACCAGCACTTACTGGGTTACTTAATGATGTTGCGGTATTAACTAAATTATTTGCTGTACTTGCAAAATCTCCTATTCCAGAAAGTGCTACTAGTGCCATGTTTATTTTTTTATCTTTAAAAATTGTTGGTTGTTTTTTTTGATTAAAATTAGGTAAAACTGCATCACACCAAATTTCATCATTTGTATTTGGATCTATAACACTAAATACATGCTCTAAATTATTGGAAAAATCATTATATCCAGCAAAACGGTAAGATAATTTACAATTTATTAAACCCTTTCTTCTCAAACTATCTAAAATGCCATTACTAAATAGACTGTATGTTTTGCAATCTGCCGGTACACCGCTAACAATTGAACTAGGAGAGCGCAAAGTCTGAAAATTATCAGATTCTATTTTGTATGGTACATTTTGTTTTAAAAATGCCCAAACATTATAACATGTGCTTTCTAAATTGTTACCCAAAAAAAACGAGGAAATTTTATCGTACTGGCTTTTGTATTCTTCGTGTGTGGTCAAAATGCCTTGTATAATATCTCCTACGTTTTGATTTTGCATAATAACCTTACGATTATTCATAAACGGGGGTAATTTCTCTAATAATGTATTTTTACTTACCATTATACGTTAATATTAAATTGGTAAGGAACCGGTACACCATCAACTGTTGCAAAACCAGAAATATTAAAATTTTCGGCTTTATTATAAAAATAATCTGCAACAGTATTTAATAAGCTACTTGTGTTTGTTTGTATGTTTAAAGGTATAATAATAGAACTTCCGGCATCTATGCTGTAAATTCCATTAATTGAAAGAGAACCTATCTTATTTTTTTTGCTATCTAATATAAAACCATCCAATGCCGTTACTCTAGCTTCAATTTGTGTTGGGTTGCTAACAATCAAATTAACTTTAATGTTTGGGTTTAATAAACCACCATCAAAATTTACACTGGCAATATCAATTTTTACATTTTGTAATAAAACGTATTTTTTCCATGCCCACCATCCAGCGAAACCTAAAATTGCTATTGATAACATGATTTTACCATTCATTGCATCAAATTTACTTCAAAATTATTAATTTAATGTTAATTTTTTGTTAAACAGGGTGTATTGGTTTAAAACTCTGGTTTAAAAGGGGTATCTTGCGGCATACCTTTGGGATGACGCAAGAAACTCCTAAATACCCCCTTGTTTATTTCTATACCAACCTTTATTTTAACCCACTACATAGTTCTTATTTCACTTTTAAAAATAACCTTTGAGTATAGACATAAAAAAACCAGCATTTAGCTGGTCTTTGTATTTTTGGCTGTATGTGTTTATTGAATCTTTATTTGCTCAATAAAGGCTTTAGTTTTTTTATCGTACACATTTATTGCTTTTGCTCCTTTAGTGGCTGCAAATGCTTTAAAATTCTCTATATGCCTAATGTTATGGTATTTGGTTGGGCGCCGGTTTATTTCTTCTGAAAAAAATAAAATGCATGTGTAGTAATTCATAAAAGTTTATTATCTTTGAAATGAAAGAAGAACCTTCTCTTAATAAAGGGGTTTATTAGAAAGGAGCAGCAATTTATTGCTGCTTTTTTTATGTAATACGTTTAATACTTTCTATAATTTCCAAACATAAATTTTTTGGAATTGTAGATTTATTATAACTATTACTTAATCCTTGTGTACCAGAATTTGTTGTACCTCTAGGACATTTATCATGATGGCAATTTTTATTATTATTAAAACATACTGGTTTAGGATCCCATCCATCTAAATTAAATAATGTTTTAATGTTATTACTCCATATATCTGTTGGTTTTGCTCTTTTATCTCCATATCTGCAATACCAAACTGTTTTTCTTGGCAAACCTTTCATAAATGGCATTTTTCGCAACATTCCTCTAGGGTTTTCAATTGTATAAATCAATTTTGAATTAATTTTTAAATAATGATGTACCAAGTCAATGGCTATTTTATTGACTCTATCACATTTTTTTGCATAATCTGATTTTGGCTCTATACCGTTTCTATGTGTTGATAATGCTGCAATTGAATAAGTAGTACAATCTGGACTTAAATGGATATAATCTGGAATAAATGGAATATGTTGTATAGTTAAATATTCAATATCAATTGCCAAATTAATATTTTCATACTTTTTCCAATCTACACTAAAAACATTCCATCCTTGATCCTGACAAACTTTACCAATTGATCTACTACCAGCAAATAATTCTAAAACATTTATCATTGGTTATAGGTTTTATTATAGTAATTTATTGCTATTGGTATTTCATCATTTAATATATCTTTTGCTCCTTGTAAATAAGCTTCAATTATTTGATGTCTTTGTACTGATTTTGCTAGATTATAAACATGTTGTAAATCTTCATGTTTAATAATGTATGTAGGTTGTGGCATTTTTGTATTAACTAAATTAATTACAAAAAATTTTAATGCTAAATCATTGTTTTCGTTTGTCATTTTGTTTAATTTTTAATTTTATATAAATCTGTTTCTTTGTATATCCAATTTTTTTCTATCCATTCCTTTACTATTCCTTTACTATTTGATATTCCTTTGCCGGTTAATTCCTGTAAATCACTAACTAACTGCTTATAGCTTTTAGGTGAATATAATGACCGATGTAATAAATCTTTTTCAGATAGTTCTGTTTTCTTTTGTTTAGGCTCCTTTGTTTCCTTTCCATAAATAGAAACTTGTTGCCATTCTCCACCTACATTAATTAATGTAATTGGCTCAAAATCGTCTGAACTTCTCAAAAATCTACTGCTCATTGTAAAGGTTTGTTTTTCTTTGTCTTTTACAATTTCTATTGTACTTTGTGCGTAACGGTCGGTATTACTACCTAAATGCCCTAAAGTTGTACCAGCCTGTCCTTTGCCTTGATGCAAAACACCAATAATACAACAATCATAAACTTTGGTTAATCTCTTAAACCAGTTTATTAATTTTCTGCTTTCTATTGGATCGTTATAATCGAAAATTAAATCAAGTAAACCATCCAATATAACAATAGGAGCGCCGGTCATTGCTAAATAATATTCAACCATTGCTAAAATACTTTTTGGTTCATCTTCTCTAACTGTAAACAAGCTGCACCATTCCGGTATGTTATGCATCCCCGAAAACTTTTTAATTCTTTCTACTTGTCGGTAAAAATCATAATCAGAACTTTCTGTATCAAAATAAGCTATTTTTCTCCGTTCAGCTGGTAAATGTAGCTTCATTCCCCATAAATCAGAACTAGTAAAAACTGTACTTATTAAAGCTGATAAAAACGTACTTTTTCCGGCTTTTGGTAAACCAGTAAGTATTTGAAAGTTTTGCGTTGTGGCAATGGTATGGTTTCCAATAGTCCACAAAATTTGGTCTTTACTGGGTTTGTATTCGGGGTTGTACTTTCGATTTTGTAATAGTAATTCAATGGGGTTTATTAATGTTTCATCCATTATACATGGTTTTCTAATAAAGCACACAAAATAAAAGCTATAATTAATACTATGAAAGCTTCTAATACTTTGCCTAATTGTTCTTTTTTCATCCTTTAAAATTTAAGTTTTTTAAAATAACGTGAAATCATTCCTCTTATTCGGTATGTTTTGTATGCCGGTTGTAACCAGTATATAAACTTATACTTACAAAATCTAAATTTCATAAAAATTCAGATAATTGTAAAATTTCGTTTTTCATGTAAACAATAGAATCTTCCATAAAAATTCTAATTTCAGCATTTAAACTTAAAGGAAAGTCTTTTTGTGTTAAGCCATTAAAAACACCATTGGAGCCGTAAAAAAATAAATTTACGTTGTTGAAAGGATAGCAAGATAAAACTTGCTCTAATTTGTCAATTTTTAATTGCATCTCTTTAATAGTTGCAATAACTTGTAAATTTGTCATAATAAAAGGGTTTAGGACATAAAGCTAAATAGATTTTTGATATTACCAAATTTATTTTTAATACATGCATAAAAAAACCCACTAACAAATGTTAGTGGGCTAAACCTATAAATACACAAACTATTTTATGAATAAATCGGCTTCTGCTTTTCTTCTGGTTGTTAAACCATTCATAACAGTTAATTTACCATTAATCATTGCTTTATTCCAAAACTGAAATTGATTAGATACTGTTTGCTTATCTGCTCCGCTATTTAATAACCTTAACAAAGTGCTAGATTTTAAGTTACCGATGCCTAAATTATAGGTAAAACTAGTTAAACTATCCAATTGGTTTTGATTAATAGGAACCTTTACAGCTTGCTTAACATCAATTAATACACTACTCATTTCTTTGCGTAAGTATTCTATTGCTTTATCTTCTGTAATAATATCTCCCTTTTTAACTGGTCTTTTTAAATCATAATTAAAAATAGATCCATAGCCAATAGTCCATTTACCGGTTCCATCGTCATAAGCTGATAAATATTTGCCCTCAAAATTCATTATAAGGCTTTCCGCTGCTGATATTGTCATAGGTGTAATTATTAATATTAATGCAATTGCGCCAACAATTAAAATAGTTTTAGTTTGCTGGTTCATTTTTCACTATTGATTTAAGCCATTAGTAGCATCCTTTGCGTGAAATAAACCAACTCCACTAACTATGGCAGTAATACCACCTACAACATCACCTTTTACAAATTGTGCTATGCCTGTAATAACGGCACCTAAACCAAATAAAGACGTTTTCCAATTTTTTAGCATAAAATTATTTTTTTGATTTTATATAATAGTAACGTATTGCGGATAAACCCGAAATAATTGCAACTATTGCCGCAACAATAGAAACATATTGTTGCACAACATTTAAACTTAAATAGGCAAAAGTTCCAGATAAAAGTAAAAAAGAATCAGCTGTTTTATTCTGCATCTTTTTCTACTTCTTTTATTAAATTTGCTATTTGATTAAAAGCATTTGCAGCGGTAAAAGTTGCATCAATATTAGGAAATACTCCGCCTTTTGTGGCTGCGTCTAATACTTCTTTTAAAATTTGTAAAGCTTGTTCGTTTTTCATTTGTTTGTTTTTTTAAAGGTTAAAGTAGAACTATTTTGTTACTGGGGGTATATAATCTCCAGTTATTGTTAGGTTAAGTTGTTTTGCTGCCCAATTGTAACCCTTTGCGTTGCTAGTCCATTCAAGACTATAATCTGGTTCTACAATCGTTAGTTGCCCATCTGATAATAGTATTAAATTAGAATCAAATAATTGATATGTAAAAATTGCACTATTGAACATATTATCCATAATACAGTCAAGATTAAAAATACTTGCTGTATATATTTTACCATTTAACCAAATACTAACTGGTGATATTGTTTTCATTTTATTATTTTAAATTGATGTTACTGTTTCCCAAGCAGCACCCGTATAAAGTGCTAATTTATTTAAAATGCTATCATATACTACTAATCCTGTCGCTGGTGTTGCTATTGCATTTTTTTGTGTGGTTGTCATTCGTGGCGGTAAAAAGCCTTTTGTAGTGCTTACTAAAGTTAAAGTTGAAGAAACAACATCTGTTAATGAACCTATAACAAGACTTTGTGTAGTACCAGAAACCTTTATAGTAGTAAAATTTGTTGTAATTATTACGTCTTTATTACTTTGTGCTGCAATATTAAATGCGTATGCAATTCCAGCAAATAAAGATCCAGTAGAATTATCATTACCAATATAACAATTTCCTCCATTTCTAAACTGCATATAAGAACCATTTGTAGTGGTTGATGCGTCTATTAAAAATGTTGGAGCAGCAGTATATATTTGTGTTGCGCCTTGTAACCTTGTTGTTCCTGTAATATCTAATTTGAAACCAGCATCTACAATTCCACCAACCAAAAAATTTCTTGCTGCTGATATTCTTGCTACCTCTTGCGTCTGTGATGCTCCACTATTATAAACACCAAATAAAATTGGTGATGCAGTTGTAGAAGAATTAAATATACAATAATCTCCGCTAACTGATCCTTGTATAAAATTATTAACAGCAGTTGAAATTCCTAAACCAACATTTAAAGTTGGTCCGGATGCTGTGTTTCTTAATCTTACACTCGGTCCATTTACACCAACACAAACTATATGGTTATCGCTTGTTGCACTGTTTACAACTAATAAGCCAGAACTTGTTGTGTCTGTTCCAACAAAAATTTGTCCAGTGTTTTTTATTGTTAAACGATTTAAACTATTTAAAACGTCTGTAATAATAAAATCATTTGCCGCAGCATTGTAAAAGTTTGATAAATTCCATTTACCAGTACCGGCTAATTGCAATTGTATAGCTGCGTTAGTAACTCCTGTTCCATTTAATGTTGCTTGTAAACCAGATGCGCTATGTATATCTAATCTGTTTGAAGCTGGTATAGTTGTGCCTATGCCTATGCCGTTGGCTGTAACTGATATTCCTTGATTAGTTGTATTACCATTTACAGTAACTAATTGCAAGGTTCCACTGGTTCCTACTCCAGAATCTGCTATTTGGATCCATGCACTTCCAGTATCTCGGTAAATTCCTGTACTTGGGTTGTCTGAATCTACAAATAACCTGCCGGTAAAACTTGCCGCTGGTCTGTTTGCTAATGCAGCAGCATACAGGGCTGGGGATGCCAATTGGTTTAATACATCCAATTTAACCTCTATGTTGCTCATTTATTAAATATTTATATATCTTTTACGAATAATAACGCAATTATTTCCGGTTGCACTAGTTCCAAAATTTACAAAAAACTTTTGGTTAGTTACTTCTCCAGCATTGCCACTAATGCTTAAACTTTGGTTTGCTTGTAATGGTACATTTTCAATTAATACTTGTGATGTTCCGTAATTTACAAAAGTTATAGTATTACAATCTGTTTCTATGTACTGACTAGTGTCAGCTGTGTAAAAATCAGTTGCGTATTTTAGTACATCAATATTAATATTCGTTGCCATTTTATAAAGTTTGTGGTAGTTTATATTTTGTTCCGCTTAAACTGTATTTAACATTAAAACTAGCTTGTTCACTTACTGGTGTTACCGGTGCCGCTACTTGTTCAGCTGGTGATAATAAAGTTGATTGATTTTTTATAATATCGATACTTACCGGAGCCGCTTTATAATATTTTTTGTATAAAAAAAATAAAGCATAGGCACCTAATGCGTAATAAATATAATTGCTTTTTTTCATTTTAAATTGTTTGAATTTCATTAGAATAAACAAAACCGGCTAAACCATTTTGGAAAACATCCCCAAAAACAATTGAAATAGTACCATCTGGGTTGTTTTGTGTTACAGTCATGCCTAAATTAGCAGTATCATAAGTATAAATTAATTCGCCATTGCGATTATAAACTTTAGTACCTATTTTGCTATAAACTTGTTGGGTTCCACTTGGTGCATCTGTTTGATCTACAAATACAGAACCAGTTAATTTTTTGCCTTTATTTTTAAAGGATGAAAAAAGAACCACTACACCAATAAGTAGAAAAATATATAATGTTGTATTTTTTTTCATTTTTATTTTGGTAAAGATTGAACGTAATTATTTAATGTTGTTAATTCTGTGCTGCTTAAACCATCCCAAAAAAATAAACCACCACCATTTTTTAAAAATTCGTAAAAATCTATGTTGTGCATGGTATTAAATGCCGTTACCATCAAATTAATATCTCCTTGCGTTTTGCATTGTTTATATGAATTTAAAATATAACTACTGGCATTAATTCCAAAAAAATTAAAAGCACTATAAACATTATGCGCTAATTCTTGCGCTTGTGTTTTAGTAATAGTATAAGTATATCCGGAGCCGCTTGGATTATAAACTGGTAATTTAATACCAGCTTGTTCCGCTGCCAATTGTGCCGAACTTTTTACTAAACCTAATTTTGTTAGTATAGGCTTAACTATTAAAAAATAAGTTAAACCGGCACCAGCTGCATAAGTTGCTACTTTTATTATTACATCTTTATTAACTTTTGCCATATTATAACATTAATAACAATGAATTTAATTTTACACTACTCATTTTATTAAGTGCCTGTAAATGTTCTAATGTTACACCTTTACTCATTAAACTTTCAAGTATTTCAATTGCTTCTGAATAATCTATTTCGCTTCTAGGTATTCCGGCAATTGCTGCTGTTTGCGGTGCATTACCAGATATAAACCTACCAATAGCACCTATTAACATGCTTTGTACTTCTGGGTTCTTTAATATTCCGGCTAAACCATCTTCTTCGGGTTCCTCAACTTCTATATCTTCTTCGGCTTCTATTGCTGAAATTCTACTAACCAACACTTTGTTTTGCTCTATTAATTGTTCTAGTAAATATTCTGTTTTGCTAGAGTTATTTTGTGCAACTGCTCCTAAATGTTGTGGTTTGTTTAGTTGAAAAGTAATGTTAGTAGATTCTGGTTTTTGTCCTTTTCTGCTAACATTACTAAACACTTGTATTAAATATTCGTTTGCATTATCACCACTATTTTTTAAATCGTGTAATGACCTATGTAATTTTTCTAAACCATCTTCTTTACTACCGGTAAAAATATATCTACAATAGCTTTCTGTTGGATTCATTCTAGCATAAATTTTATAATTTTCGCCATCTGAATTTTCGTAAAAATCCATTACTTGCTCTATGCTATAAAGTTCTGCCTTAAAGTTTGCCATTGTAATAAAATTTAAAAGTGGTAAAAAACACCAATTGAATAAGCTACGTTAGTAGTAGCTAATGCACTTGGTAAACTGATATAACTTTTTGTCCAACTAATGGTAATTCCATCAATATCCAATGGATCGTTTTGATATGGATCTGTTGCGCTGTTTACTATGTTGTTAAATTCCAAAATAGGTACATTATACAATAGTTGTAAATCTCCTTCGTAAAGGGTAACAAAACTTTTTTTCATGTCAGCGGTGGTTACCGGTGTACTTCCTGTCAAAGGAGTTGCGCTAATGGTACCAGCAGTATAAAAAACGATGCGATCGATCTTGGCATTTCGTAAATTTGGAAGATCTGGGAACGGAAAGCGAGTTAAAACTGAGCTTGTCGGCACATTAATTTCAACGGCTTCAAAACGTGCTACTTTCATAATTATAATTTTAATGTTTTAAAAAAGTGCCGATGTTTACCTACACCGGCGAAAGTTTCCCACTTCATTTAAGAGTGAAATAAGAACATTCAAATTATTTTATAGAAGAACAGTTCTGGAGTAAAATTCCTCTAAAAATTGCTGCTACATAAGTATTTGCATCCAAAGTAGTAGGTGCTGCTGGTAAGTTCAAACTAATTTGATAGTTAGCTGCTCCATTAATTACTATGTTTGGTTCAACTGAATAAACAGTATCTTCTGATGCATCAACTTGGTTTATTGGGAATACAGTTTGAGCAGTAATACCAACACCTTTTTGAGTCTGTGGTACATAATAATGCTTTAAACAATCCCATTTTGGTAAAATTTGTTGGTTGTTTGCAATGATAGAAATGTTACCGTTGTACACGTTCATCAATTGTGCGGCACCAGTTGTAAAAACTGTTGGATCAGGATATTCATAAAAAGGAGCAATACCACTAGTTGCGGCACCAGAAACTAAAAATATTGAAATTTCAGAAATTACAAATAAGTCCTGTAAATTTAATAGAGACAATCTTACGTTAGTATTAGAACTATTTTGGTTTACTAAAATAGGTAGTTGGTAAGTTGCTGCGGTTGTGGTTAATAATGCTTCAGACCTTAAATAAGATTGAGTAGCTACTGCATGTGATGTATCGTAACCTAATTGATTAACAAGGGCTTTAGACTGTTCGTAAACCAATCTAGCTCCCATTTGCGAATTTGCCATAATTATAATTTTTAAATTTTATTAATTTTTTTTATTTTTTTAACATTTTTCCATTTCTGCCATTGCAGCAATACCAGCTAAATAATTACCACCGGCGGTTGAATAACCAGCCATATAATTTCCGGCAGGTGTTTGATAACCTGCAATTTTAGCTACTGGCTTATTTGCGTAAAAGTCGATTTTACCAATACCAGCCAATGCCGGTAAAGCTGATTGAGCCAATTTTAGTCCACCTACTGCAATCATGCCGGTTCCTAAATTTTTGCCTAAATCTGATTTAATTACTTTAGGTAAGATTAAACCCAATGCAATCGGTGCTGCTCCATCAATTAATGTTTTGGTTCCGGCTGCTGTTGTAGCTGGTAACATTTTATCAACAAACTTCCCTAATGCTTGTGCCGCTACTGCTCCAGCTATAACTGTAACTGCTGACATAATACCACCTTTTACACCACTCATTGAGTGACGGCGGCGGCTAACCTTTCTTTTTGCGTGATGCTTTTTTCTGCGTGCCATTTTGTTTTTTTTTAAATTTTACTTTGCTAAATAATCAATATAATTTTTAGCATTTGTTAATGTGATAAATTTTTCTTCAATTAAATCAATAACAAAAAAATATTTTGTATTAATTCCATCTGTAAATTTTTTTCTCTCAATGTAAAATCCGTTGTAAAAAATGACTGGGTATTTCATTTGTTTTTGGTTTGGGGTTTATTAAATATGTTTTTTTAATTCTGTTTTATGTTTTTTTAATTCTGAAACATAAGATTTAGCCATTTTTAACCAATTTTTAAACCATGCTAAACCATTTCTTTCAATTAAACTTTTTTTCCTAGAAATAACACTTTTAATTACAATTTCTCTTTGATCTATTTCTTTTGAAACACTTTCTAATTTAACAAAAACATGCTTATTAAATGCACCCATTCCAGACATGTGCTTGTGTTGTGCTTCGTCTAATCTTTCAACATCATGTTTAACCTTATGTATTTTATTTAAAATACTTTGCTCACTAGGTTTTTTTGATGCTTTCTTT